ACGAAACTGCTGACAAACAAGTTGAGTATTTTATAGATAATGTAGAAATTGAAACTATTATTGCTCCGACTGGTAATACTAGAGTATCAAATGCAGTATCTATAAATTTTGAAGTTACTGAACCTTACAGTATGGGGTTGTTTTTACAAACATTATTGGTTGCAGCAAAAACTGCCCAAGGTCCGGATGCAGATTATCTAAAAGCACCATATGCACTTATTATGGAATTTATTGGCTGGACTGATGATGAGACAGTGGGGTCTACAAATATCAGTAAAAGAATAATACCTATCAAATTTATTAATGTCGAATTTGACGTAGACGCCGCCGGCTCTAGATACAGTATACAAGCGTATGCTTGGAACGAACAAGCACAGAGCGACTCTATCCAAACAATCAACGAAGATACAAATATCAAAGGTGCAACTGTAAGGGAAGTTCTACAAACAGGAGCATATAGTCTTACAAATAAAATAAATCAAAAAATTGCAGACGGACTGCAAGAAAATACATCGTTGATTCCTGATGAATATGTAATTATTTTTCCGGAAAGTCCTTTATCTTCAAGTTTGTCTAGAGTAGACTCTGTACGACAAGAATCATTAAACAATGCTGCTACTGTGCCTACAGAACAAGTACCACCAGGAATTGGACCGGTAACAGCTACTCGAACTTTTAAAGGTATATCGTCTAGTGTTGTCGGCTCCCAATCTTCAGCTGATGTAAACTCTATTGGTTCGTCAAGAATGTTACTAGATTCTCTTCAAGAAGCTGCAACTACTCCTTTCAGTCTTCCGCAATTTACGTTAAGAGAACCTGAAGGTGATGAAGATTTTACTCCTTATTATGATAATGGTAGAATACAGATTGATACTATAACTGGAGAATTTACTTTTCCGGCTAGATCAAACATAGAAAAAATTATTGAAGAAATTATAGTTTTAAGTCAATATGGACAGGATGCAGCAACAGTAATACAAGAAAACAGTGAAGGAAATATTCCCTGGTTTAGAGTTCAAACACAGACATATCTAATACCTGATCCGGCTTCGGTAACAAGAACCGGAGAAAATCCCAAAGTTTATGTTTACATGGTAGTTCCTTACGAAGTACACAGCTCTGCGTTTTCTCAAGCAAATAACCAATCAGTCGGCATTCAAGAACGTTCTCTAGTAGCATCTAAAGAATACAATTATATCTATACAGGAAAAAACGAAGATATTTTAGACTTCGAAATTAAATTTAACGCAGCTTTCTTTAATGCATTATCTCCTAATCTAGGTAACACAACAGGAGATGACAGAACACGTACATCACGTGGGTCTACAGCAGTACAACGGCAACAGAACGCAGTACCTGAAGGCGAAACTCAGGCAGGCTCTGAGCCATCAGCAAGTAACAGAGAATCTTCACAAGCAAATCAAGGCGCACAGGAAGGCGGTGACAGTCGTTCAAGTGCTGCTATTCAAGCAGCTCGTCAATTTAACGAAGCAATAGTAAACAGTAATGTGGATCTTATCACACTGGATTTAAAAATAATGGGAGATCCGTATTTTATTGCAGATAGCGGTGTAGGAAATTATAATGCACCTCCGGGCGATGCGCCCGATATTACTCGTGACGGCAGCATAAACTATCAAAGCAGAGAAGTAGATGTTGTTTTAAACTTTAGAACTCCAATTGACTATAACGAAGACGGCGGAATGGACTTTCCACAGGATACACTGCCTGTAAAACAATTTAGTGGTTTATACAAGGTTAATATAGTTACTAATCGAATAAGCGGAAACGCTTTTGAACAAACTCTACAAATGATTCGAAGACCAAATCAAGAAAGAGAAGGTACTCCTGGAAATGTTAGACCTCTTGAGCAAGTGCCGTCACAAGAAGGCGCAGCCGCTGGACAGTCTTCTACTGATGCAGGCGGAAATTCTAATCCTAACACAACTGGTACTGGAAATAGTGCTAATTCTGAAACTGCATCCAATCTTGTCCCGGCTAGTGGAACTAGAACTCCTGTAAATGAAGAACGTTCTTCAGTAGGTGACGGTGTAACAAGGATTGATGTAACAGCAATACAGCGAGAAGCAAGGGGACAAGCAATACAAGAAGTATTAGACAGCGGCGGAACTGTACAAGAAGCAGAAGCTGCCGGGCAGGTAGCAGGAAATCTTGCAGGAGCAGAAGCATTGCGTGAGCAAGGTCTAGGAGAACAGTAATGGCGATAGACGGTCGTTCAGCAAAACCAGTAAATGCAAGAAATCCAGGACCATATGAAGCAGTAGTAGTTTCTCACCTTGATCCGAAGTATATGGGAACACTTGAAGTTGAACTGTTAAAGAATGTTAGCGCAGGCAACCAAGCTGAAAGAAGTGGGCAAATTGTTCAAGTAAAATATATGTCTCCGTTTTATGGCGTAACGCCTCTCAGTGGAACATCTAACAATGACGACTTTGAATCTACACAACAGTCATACGGAATGTGGTTTGTTCCGCCTGATGTAGGAACCAGAGTGCTTGTAATATTTGCCGAAGGAAACTTCAGTAGAGGATACTGGATCGGATGTGTTCAAGACACATTCATGAATTTTATGACTCCGGACCCTTATGCTGGAACTACGTTTAATAATAGAGATTCGGGATTAAAATTGCCTGTAGGCGAATACAATAAAACAATCCAAGGCACTTCGGGAAATAATCCTACTCGTTATCCAAAGCCTGTTAATCCTTTTTTATATAGAAGATTATTACAGCAAGGACTAATAGATGATCCGGTTAGAGGACCTAGCAGTTCCAGTGCAAGACGAGAAGTACCTAGCAGTGTATTTGGTATAAGCACACCGGGGCCGCAAGACAAAACCGAAGGCGCTCCAAGAACACCAACCGGACCGAGTGGAGCAAGAGCTAATACATTTACTAGCAGACTAGGCGGTTCTAGTTTTGTAATGGATGACGGCGACGACAAATTTTTAAGAAAAGGTCCGGCAAGTTCTTCTCCTAGCGAATATGCAGATTTGTATGCCGGAGAAGGTGACGGCGAGCCTACTATTCCTGCTAATGAATTAATTAGGCTGCGTACAAGAACAGGCCATCAAATTCTACTGCACAATTCCGAAGACCTAATATACATTGGAAACGCAAGAGGAACATCTTGGATAGAAATGTCTAGTAACGGTAAATTAGACATTTATGCAGCTGATAGCGTTAGCGTACATACCGGACAAGACTTGAACTTTACTGCCGACAGAGATATTAATTTTACTGCATTTCAAAATGTAAATTTTGTAGTCGGCGATCAAATGCGTACTGATGTTGGAAATAGCTACAGTTTAACAACAGGCGACTATATCGCAAGTAACGCCGGCGGCAGTATTAGTGAACATGCCCAAGGTAGTATTACAAATTATGCATTTTCAGGATGGACGGCAGTATCACAAACAAAAATGAGTTTGCTTGCTGCTAGCAATTTAAACATAGGTTCGACAGCAGCAATTGGTATAGAATGCGACGGCGATTTGCAATTACATACTGACAGCAATTACGATCTAAAGTCCATTGGTAATATGACTATAGAGACAGAATCAGACTATGATCTAAAATCTATTGGCAATATGCGAATTCAAACAGATACAGGGTATGATCTTAAAATAGACGGCCCAACTAATATAGAAACAACTGGAGAAATAGGATTACAGTCAACAGGCGGTAATATAACAATTAAAGGTACTAGTGACGTTCTAATAAACGGTCCGACTCCACCGTCGGCAGCGACAGCATTACCGCCATTTCCGCCAACAGTAGCAGATCCTACTGATGCAGTTCCTCCTACTCGAGCAGCGCAAACAGCAAGAGTTCCGCAACACGAGCCTTGGTACGAGCACGAAAATATCAATCCTCGGCTGTTTACTCCTGCTAATACAAGAGCCGGATCAGCACAACAGCAAAGCTATCCGCCACCGCAAAATGATACTTTTGCACACGGTTCTACTGCTCCAGAAAGAAGGACTGTAGATACTAGCGAACGT